AAAGTTATAGAGCAATAGCTCCTTAACGCATTGAAAAGCGAACCCATAGTCGGCAAGGTCAAGCTTCTTACCATTGACCATGATCTTAGGTTCCATCTTGCTCATGAAATCAAATAGATCATCTTCACCAAGGCTATTGAAAAATAGCCCTATGCCTGCGCCTAGATTGTCGTTAGCCATCTCACCCATAGCTGGGCCTAATGTCTTGCCCAACTTGTGGAGCACGCGGTAGCCTTCCCTGGCTACCATTTTACTTACTTGTACTTCTTTGCCTGCGATTGATACTGTTTTCATCTATAGCCTGTCTTTCTAGTTCTTAAGTGAAGGGTACTTTTGGCAACTTGAATCGACGCGCGAACTCTTCCGCCAAGTCCTTAGCCCCTTGCACAGGGTTAAGCTTATTCCATATGTCCTGCGATGTGGTGCTGCCACCACCCAGAGGACCAGGAAGGCCAGCCAGGAATATGATGATGTTGTCGCTTCGAAGCGTCCAGGTCCTTGTCTTGTGACTGTTACCGAACTCGACATCGGGAACCTTGGTCACAAAGCATGAAGGAGCAAGTATTGTAGTGCTTCCGTCTTCCTTCCCCTTAGCGAGAAAGGGTAAAACAAGCAACCCCGTAAGCTCATCTATAGTAGATATGTAGCTTAGGAAGTTGTTAGACGGGGATGATTGCAATAGGTTGATCGTTATCACCCCTGAACGGAGCTTATTACGAACCCTCGCTGCATCCCCGTCTATGCCTTGAACCATAGAGAAACGGTCAAAGTCAGTAGTGACCGATAAGAAATCGGCATCAAGCTCATCAAACTTGTGGCCAGCCAATGTTATCACGAAATCTTTAGGGTCAAACTGCCTTATCATCGTTACCTCTTAGTCGTCGAGATTAGCTGTGAGCTGGGATGTCTTCTTTAGACTGTAGATTGCCCTTGCACATTTGATAGTCCATTCCCAGTCACTTGGTGAGTTACCCCAACTAGCATCGGGCATTTTCTCAATGTAGGCCGAGCTGGAATCGAGAATCGTAGTTCCCTGGTAAATGATAGTGATAGTGAACACACCATCATTTATCTTCTCATCATCTTCCACAATCGAGCTAAGAGCTTCGTTGGAGATACTGCACTGCTGCAGCGTGATGGAAACATCTGTGGTGAAGTCGTTGGTTTTGATACGACAGACATGGCCCGTCGCGCCTACCTGACTAACCCACATAGGGTTTGGCCTACTGATAGAAACCATGGTTTCAGCGAAACCCTCAATAATATTTCCGTCTACTACTATCTTTAAATTAACCGGGTCGAATGTTTCGAAAGCCATCTTGTATCTCCCTTTAGTCTACTAGTACGCCGTTGATTTGAACTGTGTTGACACCACTGCCTGCGAAAGCTGTAAACGAGATACCGTTGAGGATACGGTTACTCTTATCAATCGGCGAGATACTTTGAGCCGATGGTATGGTAATTGTGTACTTAGGGTTTGAGAGGATAACGCCCTGATCCTCTGCAAGCTGTAACACTGCTGATACAGAAGATGCGACTATTGCAATCCCGCCGTCGTCATATGGGATCTTGTCGCTGGTTGCTAACAAGCCAAATACCCGTTCCTGAATCCGAGCCTCGAGCCAAAGAATGTTGATATAGGTATCAATCCAGCCACCGTTAGCTGCCTTACCATCGTAAGTCAAATCAATGCCAGCCGTCTTGCTGTACTGATTGGTATTATCCGCCCTTAGTGTGGCCTCTTCTGCGCTGGTTAGAGCTACAATATCGACAAGCTCTAAGCCCATATGTGCTGGGTTATAGCTTCCCACTGTCCTGCCAAGCATTGCTGACAGCCAGGCTACCTGTGTCCATTTTCCGAGTGTTCCCGCGCTGGTGATATACTGCAGGAACGAAAAGTTGGTGTTCAAGTTTGGTGGTGCTGCAATCGCTGTATAGCTGAACCCGCCGAACTTCTTAGCTGCTGCTAAGGCTCCTGCAGCTACTTCTGCATCGGCGTTATCTGTGAAGTCATGAGCATACCCGAACCATGAATCGTCATTATCAAGGATTGCTGAAATATCAGCGGCTGTAATGAAGTTGGAAGCCTGTGTGGTTATAACCTGAGTGACTGCCTCATCTACAACACCACTCGTTTGAACTTCAGAAGTAACGAGGAAGCTATTGCCTGCAGCCGCGCCCGTGATGGTAACAGTGTTCTTCTCAGTACCACCGCCCACAATAGAAGCTACTGCCGTGGCAACCTCTGCCTCGCCCGCAATCAGTGAAGCAAGATCATCCATCAAAGCGTTGTTATCGGTCGCAAAAGACTCGGACCCTATGCTAACCCCGTTGATAAATGTTTCGATATCCTGACCACTAATAAATGGGCCTGTCACATATGTCAAGGTACCAACCTGCGCTTCTGGTGTGCCCTGATCTATCCGGGATACATAGACAGTAGGGACCGATGGAACCTGAGAAAAGGCAACCTGGGCCATGCTGACAATGTTACTGTTAGGCTTTATTCCAGCATCTGCTACCAGTGCTTCGAAGGATGTAAACGGCTTAACCTCGTGGTTAGTCCAGGCAGCGTTGTTGAAGTTAACACCACCGTCGCCACCAGGACCACCGTCACCTACCAGGATAAGGGAGTTGAACCCTGCCTCCGCAACCGCCGAGCTTTGAACTGATATAGAGACATCTACAATTTCGCTAATAGTAGGCATTTATAAACCCCTTTATGGTGTGTTTGTCCAAGGTATTTCCCCGACTGTTTCAAAGTAACCTAGATCTTCCGTAGTTGTTCCATTTTCCACAAGTATATTAAAAACAACCTCGAATGTCGCCCTACTCTCAAAGGCCCCATCTATTAAAGTTGTGGTGTCGAGCACGTTCATGGTTCGCCAAACTGAGATAGGTTGCTCCTCGTTAAGCTTCCACCTGACCAAATTCTTAGTCCAGCCTACCACTATGTTAGATGCTTCTGTCTGGGCCTGTGTAGGATCCGCACTATAACAATCTATCTGGTAAGTGACTTGCCGGCACTCGAAATAATCAATCAACCCGGTTTCTTTATTGAAGATCCGTTGAATGCCTTGTGATGCCGACATAGAGAAATATCTGTAGGACGTATACGGCAATGGTGGTCTTGGAGCATTCGGGTAGTAAAATATTACACTGGTATTAGTCCCAGCCATCACCGCCGCCGGGTAAATAGCTGCCTCTATATCTGCTCTGCTTAGAGTCATGTCCCACCTCTGTTATCTTTCTCGATGACATAGCCGATGGAAGCACGAAGCTGACCTGTATCTATCAAAGGTTTTGCCAGGCCTTTCTTATTCTTACCGCCTCGGGTTCTGTCTTTTAGCTCATCCCAGTCGTTATGACGAAAGGTTCTCTTGACCTGTGACACCAACCCTACCCCGATTATTTCCATTATCTTCAAAAGACTCTCATCCTTTTTGAAGGCCCGCTTGATAAGGGCCTCTATCCTGATAATGGTTTTTGGATCTTCTGCTGTAGATCTGAGAAAAGACCTAGCTGGTATTTTAGCCTTCTCTGATCCGAACTCATGAATCATAGCTATATCGACAATATCCGCATCCTTGGAATTGACGATACCTCTACCCTTGGGGCCTCGCTCCTTCTTAGCTGTCTGAGCTTTCAAAGGAGAACCGTTATCGGTGCCTTGGGGAGAAGATAACACGCCAACCCTAACAGCCATATCAGTACCCAAGATAGCCGCAAGGGTGGCCATCTGGGATTTATCTTCCTTGATTTTTAGGCTGTTCTTGCTGCTCATTTAGCTACCGCCGTCACTTTCCAATGTGGAATAAGGTACTCCCACCTGTCACTAGCTAACATGACAAACCGGGTACCCTGATATTCAAACTCTGCAGCCGTCAATGCTGGGTTCTCATTGTTCTCAATGAGCCTCACCACATCAATCTGGGTGTAGATCTTAATGCTCTCACTGGCTCGAAAGCCTTCGGGTAATAGTTCCCTATCCCGAGGGGCTAGCCTTTGTACGCTCGCCGTTATTTCTTGGCTCTGCTCGCTGCCACCTGGCACAAAGCGGCCATCGACATAGGTGCCACCTACGCGCCAGAACATCGTTATAGTTTCAGTAAATAGTGCGTTAAATATCATCACAGCACCAAGGGGCTAGGTCGAAATGTTTTCATAAGGTAGATGAACTCGACCCCGTAAACAGTTTGAGATAGCCAAGCCTTCCAGCCGTCTATGCTACCCGCCGCTGCCATGCCTCCGTATCCGATAGATACCTCGCCAACACTCTCGGAAGTGACTGCGCCCCTCGTTAGATCTCCACCCGCGATGCCTATATCAGGTGGCTTAGTGGAGTCGAGCGCATAGTGGTGACATACCAACAAAGCCAACCCTTGAACCTGCTTTTTAGCTGGAAAGGAATTGGTGTTCGTATTCAGATAGATCAAATACAAATCCTTTAAAGCGTCAAATTCCGTAGGGTCACTGGTCCGGCTCGCATACTTGTCATTACTGACAAGGTCCACATAAGCCGCCGATGGGTCTGTTGGTATTCCCATTTATATGTCTTCCTTCATTTTTGCTATTTGGTCCTTGATCGCACCCTTAAGGCGTCCCTTAGCTTCCGGCAACCAGTCCTCAAGTATCCGGGAGTCGTATGTCTCCTGGACCAAACGAATCGTAATCTTGACTTCGGTAGGCTCTTCGCCTTCTCTGACAGCATCGTGAACGATAGAGATATCGCCGTTCTCGATACTACCGAGGATGCCACGCTTATGCTTGTAGCCATCTGCAGCACCTAACCATTTCACATCAGGTATGTCATTAGTACCCGGCATTAAGTAGATAGAGTTGCCCAGGCATATAGTTCTCGCTCTGTGATTCATTACTAACATTTAGAATAGGCTCCAAAAAAAGTTAAAAGGTTGTGCCTCAGATTCCTGCGAATCCAAGACACAAACCTTGGTCGATTAGATACCGTCTAAGCGCAATACGCTAAGAGGATAAGCGATGATAATGCCACCTGTGCGCTGCTCGCATGGGATCTTAAGCGCAAGTCCATCTTCCTGAGCGGCGTATGCGCGAAAGTCCATAGGAACCTCAACCCAGAGCTTATCTGGGTTACGGTCGAAGAAGAGAGCGCAATCAGTTCCGTCATAAGAACCGGCGGCAATGGAGTCTTCCAATTTGAAGACTGGAACAATCTCTTTAATGTATGGGTTTGAAGCCAACACGAAATTTAGGATTGTAGTGTCGCTACCATCGCCCATTCTGGTTTGTGCAATCTGCGCGTATTGTGCCGTTGGCACAGCCATTGTGGTAGGTGCCTCGGTGCCTAAGCTACCGCTGACAATTCCACTGACAGCCAGTGAGATGTCTGCGACAATTTCATCTGGTGTCTTATCGACCCACTGGCTCTCGCCGCCGCCGTTATCCGGTGCCGTCAAGGTTGTGATGTTTGGATCGTTGATGATTCCAGTGTAGCCGATACGACTGTCACCGTTGAAGATAAGGTCATCCTCAACAACCATCGCCGCTCTTCGTGCTGCGCTCATCAACTTAGCGTCGAGTGGAGTTCCACCCATGCGAGCTGATCGGATATCCTGCTGCGTGTACTCGAAAGAATCACCAATTGAATACAATTGCTTAACCGACTTCTTACTTTTTACAGTAACGGAAGGAAGGTCATCAGAGCCATTGGCGATAATCTTCGCCATACCTGCAGCGTCATAGCTACGGTATGCGACTGTTTCAGCGCCTTCATTAGTAGTGGCATCCACTGGAAAAATCCGGCGTCCCATCAAATCCGGGTAAACGACGTCCAGTTCCTTGGCTTTCATGTGCTCAAGTTCTTGAGCTAAAAAGTACCCTTCGTCCGCGTCAATTAGTGTGTATTGCTTCATATCGTTCCCCTTAATGTTTTGTTTCGTTTAGCTTAATGCTATGTCAATTCGACTACTAATAGGACGTCATCGCCGGAAGCTGCAAAGTGAGCCGTTGCGAAAGCCAGAGTAGTGACACCGCCGGATACCGCGCCCACTTTGCCGGTAGCTGGGTCGTAAGCAAGTATGTCACCCCGAGCGATAGCTGCATTAGCTACTGCCCAAACTCGACCCTGAGTTAAGACTGGGAAAGAATCGTCCTCGGCATATGAGAATGTGCCGTCTTCGTCCTTCTCGTGAGATAGGTCGTAAACAGCTACGCCGCTAACAACACCATCGGCTACCGCTGCAGAGAACTCATCTCTACCCGATCCCGCAACTACTGCAGCACCCAGGGGAACGGCTCCAGTAGCTAGGCCAGTATCAACCTGGCTTAATGAAAATGGCTCTGCTTTTAGTCCAGCAAACCCTTCGTCGAATGTTTCAGTAACCGCTAATTGTACTACCATGATGATAATCCTTTATTGATCAATTGTATGAAATGGATAAATTGGCTTTAGCCCATGATAGGTTTTTGCCATGCTGACTTCTGATCTGCGAACTTCTTAGTTCTCAATTGCTCGTAGTCAAGGTTTGTCGCCTTAACTGAATCGCCCATTGTTTTCTTGCCCTTGGGCTGTCGGGTCTGATCTTCCAAAGCAATGTCAAATCGAGCCGCGATATAGTCATCCGACTGCTTATCGAAGTTGGTTTCTGGTCGCAGTTTCTTAACTACAGCCTTCTTCACTTCGATGTCGCTCATTGCGTCGAAGTTAGTTTCTGGAAGAGCTACTTTAGCCTTGCCGATTAAATCGACTCGGGAAGCTACTGCCTTGTTGAACTTCTCATTTGCCAGGGCGTCCGCGTTCTCTTCTGCTTTGCCTTTGAACTCATCGGTCTTGGCTTTCAGAGTTTCGATCTCTTTAAGCAGGGCATCGCAATCGCAATCCACGTCTTCTTTATTTTCTTCGTGCTCTTCGTCCTTGACCTTTTTAACAGCCTTAGTAAGAACCGCGTGTACGGCGTCTTCGACCTTGAACTCTTTGCCGTCGATTAGAAATACTTTCATAGTCTTCTCTTCCTTTACAATGTTGAACTGTAACCCGTCGCAAACCATATGGAGCTTAGGCTTATCCTTAGAATCAGTGAGTACCCGAGCCAATGGCCCCGCCCTACCCCGTTCTACTAATGCAAGATGATTATATCTGATTTCACGCTGGACGCAATCGTAAGGCTGGTCTTGCCATATCCCTGGTGTCTCATCGAGAAAGCAGGTATAGCCTAACGACATTTCCCGTTTCTTGCCGTCCATGATTTCTTTGATGGTGTCTTTGTCGAAGAAGCTCACCCGTTGCTGAACGTACTCCTCCTCTCTATCGCCATTGCTGACAGGAAGAAGTATCCGCTTAGGTACGTCCGAGGTCATACCCACAACGAAATCTTTAGAGTTTTCTGGGCTCACCATCTCAGATGGATGGTTGTTGGTAGCAGGTAAGCCAACTAGGCTTGCCATAGTCGGATCGCTAAAAACTTCCTCGGGCTCTCTGAGCTGCCGAATCATTCTCACGGTACCATCTGGCTTGCTCTCGAAGTAAGTGAAGATCCCGGTGCGTGTCAGATTGGCCATGATCTTTAGGAATCCCGTGGCCTCATCAACTTCCAAACTGTCGTCATCGAGCACTATGTAATCTAAATTTCTCATTAGAGTTTCACCTATGAGTTGATTGTGGATAATAATACAGTATGCCACCCCTAATATACAAGCGGCTATGTCAGGGGTTCTATGGGTCGTCTAATTCCGGTACGTATGCAATACCGACACACCTACAATTCCATGGCTCACCCGGTATCGTTGGGGCACCCCCATTGAAATTGGCGTCACTCGCTGGCACATAGGTAACACCGTTTTCGGTGGTTGTACCTTCCCAGGTGAATATCTTGCCATCCATAGCCCGGTGGGTATCGCGTACCCTTTCATCGTCCGCAGTTTCCCAGACATAAAGCTCAACCCCTGCAGCTTCCTGCTGAACTTTGTTGATCTCACCAAGGGCTGTCGTCACCTCATTGCGGGCCACAAACTTGGCTCTGTTTACCGCTGTTCGATATGCATCGCCTTCGATGCTGCCTTCCAGTTCCTTGGCAATAGTCTCCCATCGCTTACCTGTCTCGACCCCTTTGGCTATGACCTCCTGTGTCTTAGCGATAAGGATCGGCTGCGTTTCACGCAATACTTGCACCGTGGCATTGGTTGACTTGGCCATGGTTGCGGCTAGTGTGCTTTGAACCTGTGGAGCGTTGAGCACATCGGGCGCCACTCGCACTAGATCCTTGGCAATCGTTGCCGCATA